CGATCCTAGAAGAAATCCCCCTACAGGGGGGTTTGGGATATCTATGAATGTAGGAGATATCTACGTCGCTAATATAGGAGGGTCAGCTTTAACAGCTGGTGAAAAAACTTCTTTGGCTAATATTGAAGCTAAATCAGCAGCGAGTCAAATTAGCATCGACAATGTAGTGGCGCACCTGGTAGAGATTAAAGGAGGTGGGTTTGATACGTTAACCGATTCACTGGAACAAATTAAAGATAATCAAAGTGCGGTATCTGACCAGGATAAAACTGACATTATCACCGGCACTAAAACCGCCATTCTCGGCGCAGAGTCTTTCCCATGACACTCTGGCAAATAATTACGGGCAATAGCTCTTTGCCGGTGCAGGCAGGCACTACTTTTTGGGACCATTTAAATAACCAGCTAGGTGGTAACTGCCCAGGCATCGTGGCTGAAGTCATGAATAATAATGCGGTGCTCATGGTCGATATCCGTCAGCCAGAACAACGGGCAGAAATAGAAATAAAGCCATTGACGGCACAAGTGAAAACTGTTCTAACTGCTGAAATCACTCAAACACAATATGAGGCAACCCTGCAATGTTCACCCTAACCACTGGGTATGATGCCCATTTTGTAATAACTCTTAAAAAAATAGTTAATGATGTGTCCAGTACATTCGATATACCGATTACAGCCACTGTGCAGGCAGCGATAATATCCAGTGATCGTTCGTCATTATTGGTTGACCCTGTCACGGTTGACCATACAGATGGTGAAGGTGATTGGAGTGCATCAAAAATTGTGGTAGATATTCCTAAGTCTAGTTTGGGGTCTGTCAAAGTGGGTGAAATAAAGATGGAAATAAAAGTATCTGATGGTGATAGCGAATTACCCTGGGTGCTAGAAGGTGAGGCAGAGCAAGGTCATATTAGTTAATATTTTAGCTGCATATAAGGTTCAAATTTATCTTCTATGTTTGAAAATTCAGTCATTAGTTCTTTCATTAGCTCCGCTCTTTTGGTGTGTTTTTTTTGTGTATGAGCTAAATCCATTTCTACGGCTTTGCACCAAAGGTCATTCCAGACGTAATTATAAGTTTTTTTATCGAAAATAAATCTGATTCCAATAATTGATCTGCGGAAGTTATCTTGAGTTTCACTACTTAAATTTCCTTCTCTAGAGAGGTCTGAAAGAAATGTTTTTATATTTATAAATACTTCATATCTTCTATCAAATAACTCATTCTTTAGTCGATTTTGATTGGTTTTCCATTGAACATATGCGATTAATAATCCAATAGCAGCAATTATTGGGAGTGATATAGCGGAGGTTATATCTATCCAGGTAGGCTCACATCTCATGGTTTTGGTCATCAAAAATTAACGATTATACACCTGTCCGGTTTTCTCCCTAAAAACCGGACAAACATTCTGGCATAGTCCGTCGCATGGCAATAGACATCGACAACGGATTACCCAATCCCGAAAACAGAACCACCCTAGAACACTACACCTACTGGATACGTGTCGAGGTCGCCGTGGGTGCCGGACAGCAAATCTCAGTTAATGGACGCAGCCTCACCCAGGCCGATGAAGCCTGGATAACAACCCGCCGCAAAGAATACGAAAACAAGCTGGCATCAGAAGCGGCAAAAGCTTCTGGTTTACCGTCTGGCCCGGTGTACCTGGGGTAAATGATGGATTCACAACTGGCACTCGATAATCAATCACCTGACCTGGCTGGCATAGAGCAACTGCCAACATTGGCGGCCAGTGCTCATGATGCGGCGTCACTCAGTGACCGTGCAATCGGTGACTGGAATCCCCTGCCAGCATCACCAGATATAGATTTGATTGAAGAGCTTGTCACGATGGTGGGTCGCTCTCGTGACCTTGACCGCAATAACGGCATAGCTTCTGGCGCAGAACAAACCCACAAAGATAATATTATTGGTTCCAGCCTGCGCCTAAGTGCGAAACCAGATTATAAATTGTTGGGTAAAACTATCGACTGGGCGCAGGAATGGGCAGACAACACAGAAGCACAATTTAGAAGCTGGGCAGAAACCACAGAATGTGATGCCGGTGGCGAACTCAATCTACTGGGTTTAACTCAGCAAATGTTTTCCGGTGCTTTTACCAATGGTGATGGACTGGCGTTACCGCTCTGGAAGCCCCTGCCAGCTACGCGATGGGCAACTCGATTACAGGTCATGGAGTCTGACAGACTCGACACACCTTCAGGCATGGAACAGAAAAAGAACCTGAGTGGTGGCGTACAGCATGACCAGCACGGTCGGCCTATCGAATACTGGATCATGAAAAACCATCCGGGTGAAAAATACGGATTTGTGTATGCCGGGGCCGATGAGTACCAGCGCATTCCCGCTTTCACCGATTGGGGTCGTCGTCGTGTTATTCACCTGCATGATAAAAAACGTGCCGGAGCAAGTCGTGGAAAGCCATTAATTTCATCGGTTATGCGTGAATTTAAAATGGCTGGTAAGTACACCGTTACCGAACTGCAAACCGCTATTGCAAATTCACTGATTGCTGCCGTGCTGGAATCTGATCTCGATCAGGAAACTATGAACAGTATTTTCGGTGAAAATGCCGAGAAAAAATACAACGAATTTTTAGGTGGATACAAACCCAGGCTATCCGGTGGTGCCGTATTAAAAACACCACCAGGCACAAAAATGCACCTGCTTAATGCCGGGCGCAATAACTCTGCTTATGACTCATTCATGCAGAGTCTACATCGCAATATGGCAGTTGGTTTAAATATTCCATACGAACTGTTGATGAAGGACTTTTCAAACGTCAATTATTCATCAGGACGCATGGCATTGCTCGAAGCCTGGCGTTATTTCTGGGGCCGTCGTCGCTGGATATCTGATTACTGGTTGAACGTTGTTTATGAATTATGGCTAGAAGAAGCCATTAACCTGGGCAGAGTCGAAGCACCAGATTATTACGACAATAAATATGCCTATTTACGCTGCCGCTGGATCATGTCCGGACGTGGTTGGGTTGACCCAGTTAAGGAAGCCAATGCGGCGAAAATCAGAATGGATATTGGTGTGTCTACTCTGGAAAACGAATGCGCGGAACAGGGTCTGGACTGGCGCGAAACTTTAGAACAGCGCAAGTTTGAAAACGATTATGCGCAAGAACTTGGTTTGCCGAGTGTGCATGAAGTTGAGTATGCGCCGGATGTTTCTCGGGAAACAGATCAAGATAAATCAGATGATGAAGAAAAAACCAAAAAAGAGGAATCGGCTAATGCCTGAAGTTGAACAATTTAAGTATCAACTTATCCAAGGCTTGCTTTACGACACGCCTTTGATGATAGCACCTGGTAAAGCAGAAATTCTGCATAATGTTATTCAGGGTTACTCAATGGGTAAGCCACCAGAAGTTGATGCTGCTGCATTTCCAAGCAATACAGAGCGTAAGCCGTACCAGATGACCACGAGTGGAATTGCTGTTATCTCTGTCATGGGCTCACTAACACATCGTGCTGGTTTTCTGGATGCGCTGTCGGGTATGACCAGCTATAGCCGGTTGGCCAGTCAATTACGCAAAGCTGAAAAAGATCAAGACGTTAAAGCAATCTTGCTCGATGTCGATTCGCCGGGTGGATCTGTCTCTGGATTGTTTGACCTGGCTGCAGAAATAAAACGTATAGATTCTGTAAAAACTGTTTGGGCTCTTAGTAATGAAAGCATGTTCAGTGCTGCTTACGCAATAGGTGCCAGTGCTAGCAGAATCATTGCACCAGAAACCGCTATGGTCGGTTCAATAGGCGTCATCATGATGCACCTGGACCAAAGCAAAGCACATGCAAAAGCCGGTAAAAAATACACGCCAATCTATGCAGGCCATCACAAAATTGATGGCAGCAGTCATGCGCCTTTAAGTAAACAGGCACAAGGCACTTATCAAAATATTGTCGATCAAAATTACGATATCTTTGTTCGTCATGTTGCAAGTGGTCGCACTAGCATGAGTGAGCAAGATGTTATCGATACACAAGCCCAAATTTACACTGCTAAGGATGCTATGGACGTTGGTTTAATAGACCAGATTGCCTCGCATGATGAAGCGCTTAACCTACTGGAAGCGGAAATACAGCAACCAGTTTTATCAACACTGGCAACAGCCAGTAAATCACCGGAGACAATTATGTCTGAAAAAGAAACGGGCATAACGTCCGTCATTTCACAGGCCGATCTCGACTCTGCTGTTGCCAACGCAAAAGCAGAAGGTCACGAGACTGGTCTACAAGCTGGACGCGAAGCGGAGCAAACCCGCATCAACTCTATTCTTAAACTCGACTCAGCCAAAGGCAAGATCGATGCAACGCTATCAGCTGCAATCGAAAACGGTCTTGAAGCTGAAGCTGCAGACAAATTTCTGGTTGCAGTACCGGCAAAAGCAACAAATGGTTTCACCGCCGCAATGGATGCCCTGGGTAATCCAGAGATCGGTGTTGATACCGGTGAAGGATCCGAATTAACCGATGATCAGTTAGCTGCGAAAGTAGTTTCACTGGTCCAGTCATAAGGGGGAATAACTCATGTCTGAATTTACATCAACAATCTATTCACCAGATCGCCTGGTGGGTAATAACGCTCATCTGCTGGTTGGGCAAAAAGTCACTATTTTAACCGGTCAGGTTTTAAGTCGTGGCGCATTGCTTGGCAAGATTACTGCATCCGGTAAGCATATTTTAAGCCTGTCTGCTGCTGGTGATGGTTCACAAACAGCCGATTTAATTCTGGCTGAAGATGTCGATGCAACGGCGGCTGATGTGGTAACACTAGCATACAGCCGTGGTGACTTTGACGAGTCCGCTGTCACTTATGGCACTGGCCACACTGCGGACAGCGTCCGTGAAACCCTGCGTGGAAAAGGCATTGTGCTTGTTCCATCTGTTAGCGCATAACTGGAGATAATAACAATGGATATCTTTTCTACAAACGTACTGGCGAAAGTGGTTGAACTCATGAACCGCCCGTCATCATTTTTACTCGATACCTATTTTCCTTCGGTGCAAGTTCACGCAACGGAGGAAATTAACTTCGATGTAGTCACGACAGCTCGACGCCTTGCGCCATTAGTGTCGGCAGTTGTTGAAGGTCAAATCGTACAGGAAACCGGCATGGTCGCTAAAAGCGTTAAACCTGCCTATGTTAAACCTCGTACACCGTTGGCACCATCAGGCGCGTTAAAGCGTATGGCAGGTGAGCAAATAGGCGGAACGCTGTCACCAGCAGACCGTCAAATGGCGCGTATTGCAGCGACTATTGCAGACCATATCGGCCAGATTACTCGTCGTAAGGAATGGATGGCAGCTTCTGCCCTGCGTACCGGTGCTATTACCCTGTCTGGTGATAAATTTCCCACGCAAAATATCGACTTTGGTCGTAATGCTGCATTAAGTGTTACGCTGGCTGGTGCCACTGCCTGGGGTGCTGCCGGGGTTAACCCATTGGCTAATCTACGCGCCTGGGCTTTGTTAGTGCTTAAAAATGGTGGGGTCGGTGTGACTGATATCACAATGGATGCAGATGCCTGGGAACTGTTCTTTGCATCAACCGAAGTTCAGGCACAGCTTAACTATCGTCGTGATGTTGCTGCAAACTTCAGCAGCAATTCACAAAGTAATGTGGGTGGTGTGTATCAGGGTTCAATCGGTAACTTCAATTTTTACACTTATGCTGAATGGTATGTCGATGATGCCGGTGCAACTCAGCCAATGTTGCCCAATAAAACTGTTATTCTCGGTGGTGCAGGACTCGAAGGTATTCAGGCGCATGGTGCGATTCTTGATGATGCGGCTGGTTTGATTGCGATGGAATACTTTCCTAAGTCATGGGTGCCACAAGACCCTGCAGTTCGTCAGGTGCTTACTCAATCTGCACCGTTGGTTGTGCCTTGCAATGTTAATGGTTGCCTGGCTGCAACAGTCGCATAGGGGTGATTGCCATGTTTATCACAAACAGCACGTTTCATATCACTAAAGACAAAGTTATCGAGTCTGGTGTTGAGGTCTCGCAAAAAGACCTTGGCATCAGTGATGACGATGTTAAGCGGTACATTGCACTTGGCTCGCTGGTTGATATTCAGAAACCGGCAAAAGCGGTAAAACCCGCTGAAGCTGAAAAAACGGAATCTCCTAAGTAGGGCCTTATGGATCTGTCCGCTCTAAACAATGCCGTCCTCAACACCTGGGGCGAAAAACTCCAGGTAAAGGTCGGCACTATTACGCACAGTAACATCGTTGGTGTTTATGCCGATGCGTACGCAAAAACCAGCGTCGGTAATACCGACGTAGAGCGGCCAGATCCATCTTTTTCGTTTAAAACATCAGACTATAATCAATTAGCACCTGCGGTCGATGACCAGGTTATCTACCAGGGTGTCACCTATACAATCATCAGTGCTCCAATTTATGAAACCGGTAACTGGTGCAATGTGATGGTGAGGGTGTACTGATGATTACGGTCGATATTAACCCGATTGATTTAAAACATACGGCACAGTTTCTGTTGGCATTCCCAAAAGAAATTAATACCGCAAAATATAGAACACTGGCAAAAACCGTTAAGTGGGCCAGTGGCCAACAAGCGTCAAAACTGGCAGCAGAAAATGCTATGCCGGTCAGTATCTTTAAGAAAGGTGCAAAAAATGTAAAAGGGTTCAGAGTCAGAACCAGCAAGATTAAATTTAATACTACAAAGGCACAAATATGGGCTGGTTCAAACAGTGTAAAAGCTCGTTACCTTGGTAAAGCTAAAGAATCAAAACGAGGTGTTACAGTAGGATCTGGGCGTACTCGTCGATTTTATGAAGAGGCTTTTTTAATTCAGAGAGCCGATGGGCGGCCATCGGTTGTGTATCGTAATAAAAACAGCCGTAAAATCCGCTCAATCACTGAGCCAGTTCAATCTGTTTCAGTCGATGAAATTGAAGCGGCAATACCCGGTGAGCTATACAAAAAAATGGATCAGGAAATGAATTATATCCTGAACGTTGCAAAAACAAAGTACCAGAGAACAGGGCGGAACTAATGCCAGTCTCCAGTCAATTTGAAATAGAGCCGCTCATCCTGCAAGTCATTAACAGCCTGGCATTGGCCGGGCTTAAAACGGTCAGTGATGAAACCATCATGGCCGGTGTTAATAACCCGTCTAAATTATTACCAGCCGTTATTTTATTCAGTGGTGATGGCCAATACAGTCAGGGTGTCGATGGATCGGTGCAGACTGAAACACAGTTCTGGCAGATCTCTGTCATGGTTAAGCACGTTAACAATACAGCAACGCAAACCACAGCCAGTGAAGCCGGTAGTTTTATGACGCCGATACTTAACGCCCTGGTCGGTAATCAGATAAACGCCAATTTTGCACCACTAGAAATAGTAGAGCGTCCTGTTGCTAATTATTCAGAAGGGTTTGCAGAGTTCCCGGTCATCTTAAAAACCAGTTTTGATGTAGGGGCGGGGGCTTAACATGCATAGAGCAGAACAAAGCCTGCAGGCTATTAAAACAAACTTAACGGGGTTGACTGTTACCGGTGCTTCTATCCATCGAGCATTTGAAGAAATTCCAGCCGTGCCAGCCCTGGTATTAAAAATGGAGTCAGATGCCGTTATCGATTCAGCTTACGGGCAATTTAACCGGGCGCTAAGTTTTGCAGTCGATATACAGATCAAAAAAAGCGCCACAGCAGAAGCCACATTTAACCAGATTCGAGCAGAAGTGCACAAGGCACTGATGCTGGATATAACGCAGGGTTTAGCATTTATTGACAGAACAGAGCCGGTCATCGATGACGCACCCGCGCAAAAAGACCTGGAGCGCCCGATCATAGAACAGTCGATGCATTTCAGAGTTTATTATTCACATTCAACAAAAGATACCGAGGTATAAAACATGCCAACAGCAGAAAACGCAAAATTGCAATACGAGGCCGGACAATCAGTGACAGCGATGTCAGCATTGACTAATTCCGGTGATAATAAAACCTTTACCAGTGCGGCCAGTATCTGGTCAAAAAAATCTGGCTTTGAACCAGATATAAAACCAAACGGTCTGGCAACCGGTGGCGCTGTTATTCCGAATGCTGCTAATAATGCAGTTGATGTAGCTGGTTTAACCTGTTATCTGGCTGGCGTAAAAGCAACGGTCGCTGCAGCAGCTGCTGAAGCTATTACCCGTGCATCTACAAACGTTGCCAGTATCAGTGCTATTACCGTTACTTCTGCAGGTGCTATCGCTGTCGTAAAAGGCACCGATTCTGCTAGCACGGCATTTAGTGAAACGCGTGGTGCAGCCGGTGGGCCTCCTTTTATCGCTGTTGGGTCTATCGAAATTGCACAGGTACGCACCACCAGCAATGTTGCCGCCGCTATCACTGCAGCAGAAATCTACCAGGTCGTTGGACTGCATCAGGAGCGTTATGATTATCCGGTGTGGGATACAGAAACCGAAAGCGGTCAAATCACCTTTGCTGATTCGTTGCCTTTGATTCACACGGCCAGTGTACCAAAGATTGTATCGGCCTCTTTTGCAGAGCCTATATTCTCAGATGTGCAGCTATCCTCTGACTTTGTACCTGCGGAAACATCGCACAGCGTATCATCTACACAGGTTTATGGTTCCACAGTCGGTTCAAGTTCATCTAGTCTCGGTCAGGGTTCTTTCAATGCCCGTTTAAGTGATGGTGTTTCAGATGCACTGGTTAAAGAAAAAAATAACTTCCTCTGGTTCCGTTTCTATCCAGATCGTTACAAGACAAACTACATGCTGACACAGGGTAAGCTGGGTATTAGTCGTACCTTTCCAGCCGGTGACAGTATCCAGGCTGCCTGTACTATTTCTGCAGAAAAAGAAAGTTCAGACGTCGAGGTATAACTGATGGCCTTTGACCTCGCTCAATTCGAAAAAGCGAAGTTCAGCACCAGGCAGGAGGGCGTACAGCTCCCTGCTTTGGCTGCCTTTTTCGCCAAAGATGAAGAACCAGAGTGGACAGTGCGCGGTTTAACTCACGCAGAACTAGCAAAAGCCGAAGAATCCATCGTATCCAGTAAAGATATAGAGGCTCTGGTCACCGCATTAACCGGCCAATCCAAAGAAAAAGCCGATGCTATAACCGGTTTGCTAGGTGTTTCTGGTGATGACGTGCCGAAAGAAACCAAAAAGCGTATCGAGCATTTAGTCATGGGCTCGGTCGATCCGGTCATTGATTTACCAGTGGCCGTCAAGCTGGCTGATTGTTTCCCCATCGAATTCGGCATGTTAAGTAACAAAATAATGATCTTGACCGGACAGGGCAAACTGCAGGCAGAGGTAAAGCCGAAGCCCTCTGGAAAGTAAACGACATACAGGCAGCACTTAGCCTGGCGGATATAAAGCAGAATTATTTATATCAATCACGGCCGGACCTGTTTCCAGAGGGCCTGTTAACCGACACAGAAATACACCTCTGGTCGAAATATTACGAACAGAAAAACCGGAAATAAAACAACATGGCTGACCTTAAAAAAACCATAGACATTGTATTTGGAGCCGTCGATAACACCGGCAACGTCGTTAAAGGTGTCGGCAAAAACATCGATGCACTGGGAACCTCGGTTGGCAATATCGCTGGCCCGTTAGATTCTATTGCTAATTCTGTGCTGGCTGTGGATGCTGCTATTGTGGCTATGGGAGTGGCCATGGCGGGTATTGCTGTCAAAGAAGCGGCAGATTTTAAAACATCATTTAATGAAATCAGCACGCTATTCACCACCACCGGTGAAAATCTCGACCAGTTCAGTACCCAGATACAGGATTATGCAGGCGGATCAACCCAATCAATAGAAGACATCAATGCCGCGATTTATGCATCAATATCAGCCGGTGTTGATTATAAAGATTCACTAACGGTAGTTGCACAGGCCGAAAAACTTGCCGTTGCCGGAAAAGCAGGGCTCAGTGATACGCTGATTGCGCTGGTCTCTACGCTCAACAGTTACGGCGCAGAAATGAGTGATGCTGGAGGCTATTCAGACACGTTTTTCAAGATCGTCAAACAGGGCCAGACCACCATCCCTGAACTATCCAGTTCATTGTCTAAAGTCACGGGTATCGCCGCGAACTCAGGCGTATCATTTGAAGAGCTTGGAGCAGCGGTCGCATCATTGACAGGGTCTGGAATACGTACCAGTGAGTCCATCAGTGGAATAAAAGCGGCTCTCGGTAACATTTTAAAGCCGACAAAAGATGCCAGGGATGAAGCTGAACGCCTGGGTCTGCAATTTGATAGCGCTGCCATATCCAGTAAAGGATTTGGTGGATTTATCGAGGATATCAAAAATAAAACAGGTGGTTCTGTTGATTCAATGACAAAACTATTTGGCTCGGTAGAAGGGCTGAATG